CCTACAATGAGCTTTCAGATGCAGGGCGAAGAGTTTACGAGAGTAGGGTCCAAGCGGATTTGGACAAAAATCCTTTCCTTGCTCCGATGGTCATCCCTGGAAGAATTATCCAGAATGTCCATGCTGCTGTCTATGATTTCCTAGGCGGAAAGCGGGCCGTTGATACGACCCCGAAGCCAGCAACACCTGGCCCCAAGAGAGTCCAGAGTATTAGGAACACTCCGCTCAATAGGTACAAGCCTAAGTAATGCCGGCTAACCCGCGCAACTACAAGCAGGAGTACGATCGGTATCAGGGTAAGCCTGACCAGATCAAGAATCGCGCTTCCAGAAATAAGGCTCGCGCTGCTGTCGCGAAGAGCAAAGGCAAGACCGCAATCAAAGGCAAGGATGTCGACCATAAGGACGGTAATCCTCGCAATAACTCACTTGCCAACCTACGACCGCAGAGTAAGCATGTAAACCGACGGAGATTGAATGGCTAAGAAAAAGAGGCTAGTCGCAAACGACTTGCCGATAGACTATGCCGACATGTCTAAGCGAGATCAGATGCGGGTGCTTGCAAGGCTTTCTGCCGATAAGGCCCCCGCAACTCGTCGTGCAAAGCGTAAGACAGTAGCCGCACAGCCGCGCACAGCGGAGGATGCGGCTATGTCTGCTATGCAGCGTGACCTTGCGGCACTTAGCAGCCCCGTTGAGATTGGAGCTGGCAAGATTTCCTATGTTCGCGAGCTGGAGTCACTCCTATCTCTTGACTTTGACAAGGCGGGCTACCGTCCGCAAGACGTCGTTGTCGTGTTCGGCTCAAACGTATTCAACGCCACCGAGGGTTCTAGCCAGCTAAATGCTGGGCAGGCCCTTGCCGCGTTCAACCTTAAGAAGGCTGGGTACCAGATCCTTGGTATCCCGACAAAGTACAGCCCAAAGCAGAAGCTTAACGATGCTATGCTTGAGCCTGGCATGGACGACCGATGGCGCAACCTTGCCAACGATCAGATCGCGGCACTCAAGGCAGCGGTCAACGAAGGCAAGGTAATCGTATTCCCGCGCGACGGCATCGGCTCTGGCCGAGCTGGCCTGCGGGCTGCGGCTCCAAAGATTGCCATGAAGCTAGACTCGGCACTCGTGGCTATTGGCATTGACAACGCCACTGGCATGTCCGAGCTTGACCTTACTAAATTCCAGGCAGAGACTGCCCTTAATTCTGGGCCAGACATCCAGAAGGGTATGCAGGGCGAGGACGCGTTCTTCTACCACTACACCGAAGCTGGGAACGGCGACAAGATTGCGTCCGGGGCGCTGCAGCCAGATGCCGACGGCCGCATCTACTTCTTTGAAACTCTAGAGGCAGCGAACGAGCAGATCTTCAGCGAGATCTCTCGCATGCGCGCCCTAGAGGGAAAGCCAGTATCGGAAGGCTACGACATTGTTGCTATTCCAAAGGCAGACCTAGCTCAGTACAATATCCAGCCAGACTCCGCAGCCCCAGACAGCTCTGCTCTCTACGCAGAGGTGGACGGTCCAGTTAGGATTTCCAAGCCGTTTGTGATGGGCAGCGATGAGAACACATTCCGTAAACCAACGGCAGCACCTGAAATTCCACAAAAAATTTCCGAAACTGCTCCGCCACCACGTGGCGTTGTTGACGCAGTAACTCGTTCCCCAGAGGCAACCTCTAACTCCAAACTAAACGCATCAGCAATTGCAAACAACATCTACAGTTCTGCTGGCAAGAGCGTACCTGGCATGTCAGAATTTGAGCGAGCCCTGCGGGCAGCTCTTACAAACCCAACAAACGACCTCACTATGGGCAAGGACCCAAAGACTGGCATGGAGTACGGACAGGACTCGTACACTGCTAAGAGCATCTCAACTAAGTACCCAGTTGTTTACGAAGGAAAGATCTTCCCTTCTGCAGAGCATGCGTTCTTCTACTACCAGAACGAGCTCAACCTCAGTGACTCTCCAAAGCTGAGTGAGGATGTTGCAAAGAACAATCTTGCTAGAGCCGAAGAGCTTATGAGCAAGATCATTGCGGAGAAATTGCGTCAGCATCCAAAGCTTTTGAAAGGAATTGAAACCCTTGCGGAGCGGTCTGGCATGACGCCAGAAGAGTGGATTGCAAAGCAGTCTCACTACACTGGCAAGGCAGCAAACCGACAACCGTCCCACTGGACTGGCGACGGACTTGCGTCTGGATTCCTTCGAGCGCTTAGCCTTGGATACTCAATGGCTAAGGCGCAACCTCAGAGCATGCCATCAGAAACGAACCCAGCCAAGATGGCTGAAGCTAAGATCATCCATGACCTGAAGATCAAGTGGGCGCAGTCCAGAGAGAACTGGGAATACTTCCCTAAGATTGACCGATACGGGAAGTTCCGGTCCAAGCAGCTGTATTACGTAAGCGGTACAACTGACGCCGCCGTATCAGCTGCCGCAGCTGCCCAGACGCGGGCCGCAATGGCGAGCACAGTTGAAGAGAAGACCATGTTTGAGAATCAGGCAAAGAGGCTGCTTGAGTCTAAGAACATTGACTCCAGCATCCAGAATGCCTGGGTGCGCATGACTGAGTTGGCTGTCGGCAAGGTTTCCGACTCAACTACAAGGACACGCCTAGCGCGAACCATCGGCGCTACCGCTGCATTCGGAACGTACTACGACTCCCCAGTTGAAGAGAAACTTGCCCAGCTTGACCCAAGCGTCAAGGGAAAGACGATCCCAAACATTATTGCTGACGTCGCCGCAAGGAACGGCGTAGACCTTTCGCTTGGCGCATCAAGGGAGATCGGAATCCCAGGGGTAGAGTCAAAGGACACAATGCAGACGAAGGCCGGCATTGAGGAAACTATGCGAACGTTTGTTGTAGCGCTGCGGGCGCTTGCTGACTCTAAGCGTAAGTTTAATGCTGTTGGCATCGGCGGGGACAGTCGACTAGGCAAGGGCGGCACGCTGTCCGACAAGGACGCACGAGACCTTGCCATGGTTATTATGAAGATCTCTTCAATCCTAAAGGACTACGCTGACCCAGCACTCGCTATTGAGTCCCAGAAGATGCAGCGCTTCGGTGGCGAAGGTCGCAGAGGAACCCTGTCCCCAGGCGCAGAGCTGGCCAGTAAGCTAGTGGCACGAGGGGAGGCGCTGAGTCAAGAGCGAATTGATGAAATCTCAAAGTTCAACCGACGCCAAGCAGAAGCCTACGCCCGAGCCATGGGCATTGAGCTTGGGAATATCTCCGAGACTAGCAGGGCATATAATCGCCCTCTAATTGGAGAGGCCCAGTTCTCCCTCCCTGAGCAGCGCTTTGTTGACTCGATTGTACCGCCACCAATTTCAAAAGAAAAGGCAGAGAAAAGGGCAGTTGAAAGCTCTGAGCGCAAGTTCCAAGCCGCGGTAGAAGAGTCTTACAGCTTTAGGCCAGCACCAGGCGAGCGAATTACTGATGGCAAGAAGATTGCCAAGGCAATTATTGCCACTATGCGTTACTTCCCCGCGCTTGCGGAGCGTGTTGTGCCTACTCCTTCCGGGTACACGCGCTCCGCTCGCGGTACAAACAAGCCCATCTTTGAACTTACTGGTGGGTACACTGGCGTCGTAGGCCCAGAACTTGGAGACGCTTTGTCGCGTGAATCTGCTGCCACGCAGGCATTTGCCACTGGCGAATACAAAGATAAGGTAGTTTTGGTACGCCTCGGCAACATTTTGAAGTCAGATTTGAAAGTTGGACGGGCACAAGTTAACCTTTTTGATGAATTGGCTCGCAATTACCTTGCTGGAGACTTCGCTGCAGCCCGAGAACGTGTCGCCCAGACGATTAAATTGGTCGGACCAATTGCTGAGTTGACAGAAACTAGACTAAAAGAGATTGATCCAGTTGAAGTAGCCGCAAAATACCGAGAAAAGCCTAGCGAAAACCTTATCCGCAAGCTAAATACCATTGAAATCGCTCTTGACTTTGAAACAGCGCGAAAAATGGGCGTTATTGGGCCAAAGGGCAACAGTCTTCCTGGTCTATTTGCCACAACAGTGGCTGGTGTTATGTCACCGCAGACGTATGTGTCCTCAAAAGTGCGCGTTTTGCCCGGCGGGGCGGTTGTTAGCACAGATCCTGCCTATATTGAGGCTTACGGGTTCCCAAAAGTGCTCCCATACGTGGTTGTACCTACCGGAGATGAGAAGAATCCGTTTATTCTTAGGCAAATTGAGGTCCCAGAACGCGGCGTTGAGAGCCCCACAAGCGCTTTTGTGCCCACAAAATCAGGTGGAGATAAGGCCAAATACATTGATTACAGGCAGGAGCAACTCCTTCGAGAGGCTCGTAGCGGCGGTAAAGCAGTAAAAGACATCGCACTAGCCGCTGAAGAACTGCAGGGTGGGCTACCAAAGGGTCGCGAAAACACGTTTGACACCGACCGAAGAGCCAGACTTGACTTCATTATTGATCAAATTGACATCCTTGCTGAGACTCCAAGCTCTTGGACATCAAAGGAAATCTTTGACCAGTCCATGAATGCCCTGCGCGAGAACATGAGCGAAGGCGATTTTAGGGCCATGGTGTCTGGGTCTGCAGATGGTGCTTCAGATATTGTTGGCTCAGGCATCTCATCAAGGTGGTACCTTGCAAAGAAGTTTAGCCGAATGGTTGCCCTCTGGGACTCGCCTGAACGCGACGTGACCTTTGCCGAGGCTAGCCGACGATGGACGGCCATCTCTGGTAAGAACCAGTACACAAACTTTGCCGAAGGAGATGGCGGGGCATATCCAGTGAAGCCAACTACCACAGAGGCAGAGAAAATGTTTGGGGCTGACTTCAGTGAGCCTGAACCTTTGGTGCCAAAGAAGCCCGGCGAATATATGCCAATGGAACTTGTTAGGATTAGCGACGGGGAAGGAAAGTCTAAAATCGTATCAGCAAGCTCTGAAGAGGCAAGAAAGTATTATCTTGAGGGTGGCGAGATCCTTGGGACTGCTCGAACAGACCTGAGCACGAGTGATACTCTTGTATCCAAGTCAACAGACGTAACAGCAAAATACCCTACCATCTTTGTAGGGGACAGGTCGCAAGCCATTGACGACATTCTCATCGCGACAGACGAAATCTCTCGACTGGCATATCGGTTGGCCTACGCTCTTGGCTACGGCACTGACCTGCAGCCACTTGGTGCCGATCCAAAGCAATCAGACGTAAGGGTCATGCAGGCGATTGCCTCAACTGTGTCCTCACTGATTGACAGCGAGTACGTAAGGTTTGCTGAAATCTTTAAGACTCCTACCAGCCTGTCTGCTCCTAACTACCAGCGACAGATTGTTCCAGACTTTGAGCGACAGGCTGCAGTGCAGCTTGAGGTCCTTAAGCGTCTTGAAGAGAGGGCGCAGTTCCGCGAGGTTGTGGACCCGGAGACTGGTATGGTGCTTGAGGAAAGACCTACTAACCTCCCTGAGCCTGCAGATGTCAGGAGCTTTACCAGGGCCCAGCTAGAAGCAAGAATTCTTCAGATTGAAGAGGCAGCTGGATCGGCAAAGAACCCTACTGAGCTTGCATTGCTTAGGCGCCAGTACGAAGCACTCCTACGTGGCGAGCGAGTGCCTGACTTTGAGAATATCATCAAGGACGTATCTACCGTTACAGTAAAGCCAGAGGCAGCGGCAGACGTTACCGTAAAGCTTGGGCGCGGAGTTACCGGCGACCCAGTTGAGGAAATCGCAGGGCGTCTTGCAGCAACAATGCTTGGAAACGAAGATCCCGATGTTCTCCGCAATGTTCTTGGAAAGAGTCGCTTGCTTGATCTATTCAACGAAGGACCAGCCGAGGCTGCGGCAGCGATCATTCGTCGCGCTTGGGTATTGTACGGCCAGAATGCTACGCCAGATCTTGCAAGGGCTCTTTCGTTTAACTACAATGGTCGCGAGTACTACGGCACTATGGGCGTAGGCACAGATGGTAGGCCGATCATGGCAGTACAGCCAAAGAAGACAAATGAGACATTCGTACCTGCGGAGAACCCGCTTCAGGCAGAGCCTAGCGTACGGCAGGACACAGAAGCGCGACGGGCTCTAATTGTAGAGGCCGAGAAGAACGTACAGGCCGGCAAGACTGAGCCAGCCCTAATTAATCGCCAGACTAGTGACACTCGTGACTACCTTAGGGCAGAAGATCGCGAAAGAACGGTAGTCATTCGCAAGCGGCAACAGTGGAACGCAGTGCGAGAAGAAGTCCTAAGGCTCTTTAGCCAAACTGACGTTGGTAAGCTTGATGCCACAATTAGGGTATTTGTCAATGATTTGCTTTCTGATTACGTTGGCCCTGACGGTAAGCCAGTTACTTACGAAGAGGTTCTGGCCAAGATAAACATGGCTGACCTAGTCAAGTCTGGACCGTACTCAATCGCTTATAGGCTTTTTGACCACGGAATGAACGGTAACTTCAAGGACATTGAGAAGTTCATCGCCTACACCCAAGACGTCAGGGAAACCGGCGATTCTGTAGTGCTGGGTGGACGATACGCACGTGACCTAGGAGTTGACCCAGAGACAGGAAAGCTTATCGTCGGCGGTGAAGATGCGCCAGAGTTTGATTTTGATCAGCGCACTCAGGGAGAAATTAACACAGAGGCCCGAAGTACAGCTGCCGAGTTGGGAACGGGACCTCTGCCAGAAGATGGCGGATACCACCCAACTGTTGGGTCGGCAGATCACGACGCCATGGTCGCGTACGAGCAGGGCAAGATGTTTGCAGGGCTTGGCCTTCCATGGACCCAGACCCTTAGCAAACTTGGCCGACCACTCCGAGAGGCCCCAGGGTCAATGAAGGCGATGCACGGTCGCGGCGGGTTCGGCGCAGGTTTTGCGGCAGACGCAGCCTACATGGCATGGAAGGGCTACCTAGATCCAACCTCACTGGCAGTATCTGCCGGGTTTAACTCAATGAATTTCTTGCCAATGAAGTACGCACCAAAGGTCGGCCTCATCGGCGCAGCAGCTAACCTTGGTCTTAGCGCAGTAACTGGCGCAGACATGGGCCGCGCAGCGATGATGACAATTGGCGGCTTGCTTGGTGGAGTTGTTGGGACCTTTGGCGGAGGCTTCGGCGCTATTGGGGGGTCGTTCGCTGGTTCTGAAATTGCAGACTTTATCTGGTCAGACGTATTCGGCAATAAGAACAAGCAACAGCAGCAAGGGCTACCAAGCCTTGATCCGATGGCAAAGCCACTTAAGATCACCCCACGTATAACCCCATAATAGGAGGACTAATGTCAGCACCAGTCTACAACACGACGATTGAGAGGGGCAGCACATTCCAGCTTACCGTGACGTACAAGGACGCCTCTTCAACCATTGTTAACCTGACTGGTTGGACATTCCGCATGCAGGTGCGTCAGGCCCCTACATCGGACGTCATCCTCACATCTGAGGGTGGCAGCCCTACGATTGCTATTGACGAGACAAACAAGGCAACTGGCGTCTTGGTGTTCAGTGTCACGCCAGCTAATACCACTGCGATCTCTCCGTCAACCCTGACGACGGCATACTACGACATTGAGATTCAGAAGACATCCACTGGAGAGGTGCGCCGCATCCTTCAGGGAAAGCTAAGCATTAGCCCGGAGATTACCCACGCGTGAGTGACCAGGTAGAAGTCCAGCAGACGCTTAATGAGGTTACGGCCTCTGAGGTTGTCCACACCGTTGAGGTGCTGGACGCTACTACCATTGTCGGTCCCGCCGGCGCAACTGGCGCAACTGGTGCCACTGGTGCTACTGGGCCGCAGGGTCCTGCTGGACCAACTGGCGCCACAGGGGCAACTGGCGCTACGGGGCCTACTGGCCCAATCGGTCTTACGGGTGCCACAGGGGCAACTGGGGCCACAGGAGCTACGGGGCCGACTGGCCCGAAGGGAGATACAGGTGACACTGGCGCTACTGGGCCTACGGGCCCAACTGGTCTTACGGGCGCAACTGGCGCTACAGGCCCTACGGGCCCTAAAGGTGATACTGGAGATACTGGTCCTGCGGGCGCTACTGGCCCTGCTGGAGCTACTGGAGCCACTGGCGCTACGGGCCCACAAGGCCTTAAAGGCGATACCGGCAACACAGGCCCTACAGGACCTGCTGGCGCTACTGGTGCTACGGGTCCGAAGGGGGATACTGGCGATACTGGCCCTGCGGGCCCGACTGGTGCGACAGGCCCTGCTGGAGCCACGGGTGCTACGGGCCCGACGGGCGCGACAGGCCCTACTGGAGCTACTGGGGCGGGAGTAGCCTCTGGCGGTACTGCTGGGCAGATCCTTACCAAGAACAGCAGCACCAACTACGACACGATTTGGGCAGACGTATCCACCCACACGCACTCATCGTTGACAAATAACCTGCAAATCAATAAGGCAAATTCCAAAGTTCAACTTCTGAACACCACATCTGGATCTGGAACCGAAGACGGTATGTACCTGCTTATGGCAGATACCGATGTTGGATATTTGTGGAACGCAGAGACCAACGGTGCTCTTGTGTTTGGCACAGGTGGCGCAGAACGAGCGCGCATTACTCCTGCTGGTAAGTTTGGCATTGGAACTAACGCACCAGCCCATCAACTTGAGGTAGTTGGTCCAGCGAGCGTAACAGTTGGAGTTAGTGCTGGCGGGTCGGGATTTGCTGAGCTAGAACTTGTTGGGCAATCAGGAAAAAACTACATTACCTCTGACGACACGTTGTCATTTGATATTGGAGGGACAGAGAGAGCAACTGTTGCTGCAACCGGTCTTGACGTAACATCTGGAACACTCTCACAGGGTGGCACAGCAGTAAGTCTTTCCGGCCACACGCACTCCACCAGCAACATCACCAGCGGGAACTTCGCCGCAACCGTCTCTGGCGGAACAGGAGTAACCGTAACTGGCGGCACTGGCAATGCGTCTACTCCTAGCATTGCGATTGGGCAGGCAGTCGCAACATCAAGTTCGCCAACATTTGCCAATCTGACTACAACTGGATACATCTCAAGTGGTATGACCTCCCAGCGCTACAGTAACGGAGGTAGCGTTACTGATACCACTGGAGTCGGGACTGGGTACTCTGACATTTCTGGCCACACTGTCACTTTTACCCCATCATATGTTGGGCAAAGATGGCTGATCTCATTTGCCGGATCTTGCGTGACAAATACAAATACTGACCAATATGTAATCTACCAAATTTTTGTTGATGGTGGCAACCTTTTTTACGTACGAACATTCAACCTAGAATCTGGTATTAACTATTCAACAAATGTCAGCGGTTCTGATATCTACACATCAGTTGGCACTACGGCAGTAGTGTGCAAAGTTGGTGTGCGCATGCAAACAACTACTAACGTCACCGTAAGCACATACTACGGTAGGCTTAACGCTATCGCCCTTCCATAGGAGATATATGACCGTAACAGTTACAGCAACATGCAGAACTGAATCTTGTACATTAAACGGAGTGCCAAACGTGTTCGAACGCGAGATTGGTGTTGTTGGCTATGCCTTTTGTGGTCAATGCCAGAATTTGATTACCGACATCACGGTAACTGAATCATAAAATGACTAAGAGCGACGTCAGCCAGGTCCTTGAACGCCTTGAGCGCATTGAGCGCGACTTGGCAGATATCAAGGTTGAGCTCGCGGAGACCCGCGGAGCTTATCGGTTGGCAAAGTTTGTGATCGCACTGCTAGGCGTAAGCGGCCTAGGTGGAATCATTGCATGGATGAATGGTGGCAAGTAGTGAATCTTAAGATTGTAACGCAGACAGATAGCATTGAAAAAGGCGGCTGGATGGACGACTGTGCCCCAGCATCGCTCATGGCTGCGGCCAACTTCCTTACCGGATCAACGCACACGTCAAAAGACGGAATCAAGTTCTTGGAAAAGGTTGGCAGAAAAGATGTACAGGGGCAGGGTACGCCCACGTCACTCCTACAGCTAGTGAAGGCAGCGCCACTTGTTGGCTTAAAGCCTAAGTACGCTAAGTCATGGGATGAGGTCGTTGCAGCTCTTAAGGCCGGCGCTGTCGTTGGCATTAACGTGCAGCAGGCAAAGGGATACCCTGCAACCGTACCGATGAGCGTGTGGCACAAGAAGCATCAAAAGAGGAACCCGGGGAAGACGTACGGTCACATGACCTGCGCAGCGATGGTTGGAGGGAAGGTACAATGGGCGGACCCAACGATGACTGGCAAGGGAAAAGAGACATATGCAGTTGTGGTCTCAATTGCGGACCTGAAAGCTATTGCGGCCTCCAAAGGAGACGCACCCCACAAGCGCTGCCTAATTTTCACGGCAGCCCAGAAGAAGTTATCCGCACCTGCCCCAATTGCGGCTCTCAGCTCACAGATCGTGCCTGTAAGCTCATCTGCACTTGTGGCTACTACGCTAGCTGCTCAGACTACCTCTAAAGAGCCCGTAAAGGTGGATTTGCGCCACCAGGAGCGTCCAAAAGACTACCCTAGTGTAAAGACGCCACCCCAGACAATAGACCCCGCTTTGGCCCTTAAAGTCGCCCAGGCCATTGTCGGTAAGATTGAGGTGGCTAAAGGAGACAAGACGATGAAAGACCAGATCATTGCTGCCGGCTTGGATGCACTCCAGGCCGCCCTCTCCACCGCCATTGCGGTGTTCCTTGGGCTAGGCGTAAGCATTTTTGACCTTGATGGCGAGGGCGCAAAGGCCGTCGCAGCTTCGGCTATTAGCGCAGGACTTCTAGTCCTGCAGCGCTGGCTTGATGAGGACAACACTCGTTATGGACGAACTCGCTAAGGCTCCTGTGCTGGCGCAGTGCGCCGCGTGCAGAAGCCCATTCTCAGAGCAGATTAACGAGCGGATGCGAAGAGGTGTCCCTGACACCCAAATTGCCAAGTGGCTTAAGGACAACGATGGGTATATCTCAAGGATTACCCTAGGCGCACACAAGAGAGATCACCTTACCGACGAGTTTCAAGCGGCGAAGAAGCTAGCAGTAGCAGCTTTCAAGAAGCAGCAGGGAACAATCAAGGCAAAGGGAGATCTAGCGCAACTGGTTAGGGACCAGGTCATCCGAATGGTTGACGACGGATTCCTAATGCCTACACTTGCGGAGGGCCTGCGGGCGCAGGAGATGATGGATCGACGAGTTGAGAAATCTGCAGACCGAGAACTTTCAGTGACTCTTGCTGGGATTCTTGGTGGCGGACCAGTAGTACATATGATTGAGATGGAAGCGGAGGAGATTACAGATGGCAACGCCAGCTTGGACTCGTAAGGAAGGTAAGAATCCTAAGGGAGGATTGAACGCCAAGGGTCGCGCATCTTATAAAGGCGGCAAGCTACGCCCGCCAGTTAAATCAGGAGACAATCCGCGTCGTGCGTCGTTCCTGGCACGCATGGGCAACATGCCCGGGCCAGAGCGGGACTCAAATGGACGACCCACACGATTGTTGCTTAGCCTGAAGGCTTGGGGCGCAAGCAGTAAGGCAGACGCCAAGTCGAAGGCCAAAGCTATTAGCGCCCGGAATAAGGGCAAGAGCGCGTGAATGTAACTAGCGATGCTGCAAGAGATCTTGCGGCTGGGAGGAACAACCCGGTCTTCTTTGCCAAGCGCTGGCTAGGCATTGACCTTCACGAAGGTCAGAAGCAATGGGTTGAGGGAATTGCAGCCAGGGATGAGTCTGGTTGGCGACCTAAGTATCTTACGACTGTGTGTTCCGCAGGTAACCGAGCGGGCAAGACCCTAGGAATGGCGGTGGCAGTTTTCCATAGCGCGTTCTATAAGCTTGGAGTACAGCCACCTGATGGAACACAGAAGGACGCCATGCGATGGCAGTCGGCACCGTACGAGTGGTACCACGTCGGAATCCAGCAGGAGACGGCAGAGTTGGTGCACCGAGAGGTGTCAATGATTCTTGAAGGTGGCCACCCAGCTCAGAAGGGCAGAGGTTGCCCGCTGATCTCAGAGATTGGCAGGGTTGTTGAGCACACCAAGAAGTACCGAGGTGAGTACCTCTGGCTCCAGTTCCACCCACTTGTCGGCGGGGCAAACATTCACTTCCGTACAACCCAGGACAAGGCTAAGGCCTTGCTGGGCAAGGACATGAACGGCATCTCCTTTGACGAGGCAGCATTTGAGCCGCACCTTATGCAGATCTACCAGGAGGTTCTGAACCTTCGGCGTCTGTCAACTGGTGGGCAGCTCCACTTTATCGGGACACCAACGGAAGGCATTAACGACTACGCGGACCTGTGGGAGATGGGCAATACGGCCAACCCGGATAGGGACCCCCAGTTCTTTAGCTTCAGGCTATCGACTCGCGGCAACGTAGGGTTTGGCCTAGCACCTGACACATTTGATGCCATCCTTAGGCAGCAGGCAGAGTACCTGATTCCACAGAACATTGACGGGTTCTTCATTGAGGCAAGCGACGCCTACTTCAGCTCCACCTCTGTGGACGCCTGTTTCGTAGATGAAATGCCTTCAGAACAACCCCCCACGGCCAGGCACAAATACGTTCAGGGATGCGACCCTGGCCTGCTGAGTGATAGTACCTGGGCCATCACACTTGACAACACTGAAAAAAATGATATAATCGGCGTTAGAGCAAGAACGAGAACAGGCAAACAAACGATTCAAGCAGTAGTGAATATGGTTCGTGAAGGGCATCTTCTCTATAATCAAGATTCAACCTGTACAACAATCCTAGATGAAACAGGTTTTGGTGGTAAGATGTTCAAGCAAGAATTCAGCATCATCAAGCCACTAAGGGGATATGACTTCGGCGGGACAAAGGCAAAGAAGCTTGAACTCCTGTCTGACCTAAAAGCAACAATGGATAAGAAGATGATTAAGTTTCCTAGGACTGGCATCTGGATGCAGCTTCGTCGCCAGCTATTGGCGTACAAGCTGGATGACAAGAAGCTGGAACAGGACGCTGTTATGGCTCTGGCTGTTGCCGTAAGACATGCGTTAAGAAATCAACACAGCTATGTAGAGAATCCGGTATTCACATATTTTGGAGGTTCTGATTAATGGCAAAGCCACAGTACAAACTGCCTGACGCCGAGCAGAAGGCTCTGTCCATGGCGTCTACCGCTCTCATGATGAAGGATGTTGATCCTGCTTATGACGAGCACTACAGCATCCTGAAGGACGCATACACCAAGAAGCAGATGCAGGAGCCAGAGCAGGCCCGACTTCGCTCAACCTTCCGACGATACGACCACTTCTATTATCCTAATACGCTCACGCTCGGCGGTGCCGACCACTGGGCGGAAGACCCGTCAGCTCGCACTGCCGGGCGTGCTCACGTTTCTGTTAACGTGCATCCAGCTTACGTAAACATCCCTGCATCTCTTCAGGCTGTGCCTCCAGTAGTCAACTACGTACCAACGACGATGGACAAGGACGGCCGTTCACAGGCAGCTCGACGAGAGCGACTGTACTTTGCCTGGGCAGAAGCTAACGAGCTTGATGTCCGACTTGAAGAGGCATGCTTGTACAAGGGCCTTTACGGGCACACCGCGGCCAAGGTCTCGTGGGACCCAGTAGCTGGACTGCCTAAGGTCACGATTATTGACACTCCTGAGAACCTTTACCTTGGCTACGGCGACTCAAACTACAACCGCATTGACTGGGCAATCTACACTTACGGCCTCAGCCCACAGGCTGCCATGGAAGACTTCGGCATTGAGATTGTGCCAGTGCAGCACGGCAACAAGTGGCACCCATACACATATCAGGCGAGCCACGATGACCCACTTGCAAATGTCTACACAAAAGAGTATAATCGTGACCCAAGCCGAATCAACACCGCATACGACAACATGAAGATCACGGTGCTTGATTACTGGTACAAGCACCCAACCAAGCCAGGTAAGCCAGCTCTTGTGTGCAACGCACTCATCGTTGGCAACACCATCGTTAAGGTTTCTAAGCACCCAGAGCTTGCAGGCGTCCTGCCGTACGTCACATTGCGAAACAGCATGATCCCAGGCAGCCCATACGGCAAGTCAGAACTCTTTGACGTAGAGCAGCTTCTCCGGGAGAAGGACGAGCGAATTACTGCTCAGGCCCAGATGATCCAGTCGGTTGTCGGCGGACAGATGTGGCAGCTCGTTGGAGGCGACGCCCCTGATGAGGTTCCGGCAAACGCAATTCCAAAGCCTGGCCGCGTTGCAACGCCTGGGCCTGGCAACGAGTTGCGTGCGATTACGCCGTTCATTCCTCAGTTCCAAGTAGAAGATTACAATAAGCGCATTGACCGTGAAATCGCTGTAGTCACAGGACTCAACGATCTTCTCCTTGGTCTTGCTCCATCTAGCGTTCTCGGCTCTAGCCGAGCAATTGCTTCGCTCGTTGCAAACTACGAGCAGCGCATCGCGCCTAAGCGAAAGCTCCTTTACTCCTGGATCAAGAGGGTTTGGGAGATGTCTGCCCGTATGTGGGAGGCAAAGGACAAGGCCATTAGCGAGATCATCGGCGGCGAGTACCGCTTGGAGATCACTCCGCCAGAACTTACACCACGAGACACGCTTGAACTTGCACAGACTGCGCTCAACCTTGTTCAGGGCCGAATCTGGAGCGCAGAGCGCGCAATGGACCGCGTTGGCGTGGAGGACCCAGAGGGCGAGAAGGACGTCATCCGCGACGAGCAGACAGACGCAACCCTCAACCCAGCTGCTGTCCTCACAATGGGTCAGCTCATGATGATGTTCCAGCAGCTCCAGCAGCAGCAGGCAGCAATGCAGCAGCAGCAGGCGATGATGCAGCAACAGATGGGCGCACAGCAAGGACCACCACCGGGAGCCCCAGCGGCACCTGGCGGCGGTGGAGTGCCACCAGATATCGCAATGCAACTACAGGCACAGCAGGCATCCGCAGAGAACGCATTCCGTCAGGTTGGTCAGCCTCAGGGAACTGAGATGATGAACGGCGGAGAGATGGGCGAAGTACCGCCTGAGATGCTTCCAGAGAATGCACAGCCTGGGGCTGAGGCGCAGCAAGGCGTCGGACAACCAGGTGACCTAGGGGCGCAGATCGCGGCTCTACGACAAAACAAAACAATCAACCGTCTAGCAAGATAACGGAGGACCATAATGGCACGAAGAGGTAGGTTCGGGCGGTCAGCATCGGGTTCTCAGAACCTGTCGTCGCTCGTTTATTCGCTCCTGAAGGAAGAGCGCAATAACCAGGAAAGCACGATGCTTACGTCGTACAAGAACAACATGATGTCTGGCAGCGCTGCCGGCCTGTTTACTTCAAACGGAAGTACCCTCCCTGCCACTGCAGCTAACCTTGTAGAATGGTACAAGGCTCAGGCAGCAGCGGCCGAGGCGGTAGGCGACTCAACTGGAGCGCAGCGATTCCGCACACAGGCAGAAGAGTTCCGCATCCAGTCCCTTCGTGACATTGAAACCGTCCTAGACAACGCCTACCAGAACGGCAACTCGATTGACCTAGCCCTTATTGGCGGTTCTGGCTCTGCAAAGATTGACGGGAAAGAGTACGAGAAGTGGCTTAACTCAATCCTGAGCGACGCCTCTATGACCGCATCCGACAGGGAGCGCTTGCAGAGCAAGCTATTTACTGTGTCCTACAACTACGCTGCAGAGAACATGGTAAATGGTTTTAACGAGAAGAAGTACACAGCTAACCAGCTCGTAGCATTCTACGATAAGGAGATTGAGCGCGCTCGTCAGAACGGTCTCACAGATACAAGCAAGACGATGCGCGACATCGTTGCCGCACGCGCTGCCGCCATTCAGCGGGCTTCAAACGACGCAGCAGCAGCAAGGGTTACAAAGGTTGAGAGCGCTCTGTCAGACGAAACAGACGCGATGGCATCTGCAATTCAGCGTCTTATTAAGCCAGTGCTTAAGAACTACTTCTCATCCACAGAGGTTGTTGACGCCTTGCTGAAGGACTTCGGAAAGGGCAAGGGGGATGAGTGGCTAACTCGTTTCTCAAACGCAATTCAAGCAGGAAAGATTGACTACGTCCAACTGTTTGACGCAGGGGCTTCCGCTAACGGGCTTAGCGTAGAGGACATGCGGTCCATTGCTCAGGTGTTTGGGGGGCTCAAAGACGAAGTTGAGAACCTAAAAGACCAAGGTTACACAAAAGAGCTTGGCGATTGGATTTCTTTTGCGGACCAGGTTAGCACAAACTACACAGACGGAGCATTTGCGGCGTCAACTCGTCCGTATGTCTCTACCTTCAACGCTGCATACACAACAGTTGGAGGCAGCGTTGGCGTGCAGTATTCTGGCGAGCCAGGTAAAACTGCCGACGCTCTTGGCGACTTGGTTGGAAGCATTAGCGGCGCAGGGTACGAGAGCAACGTAACTGACAGCTCTACCATTTCCCAGGTCGCCCTATTTGGACAAGGGATGCTTGGATCGCTAATTCCTAGCCAGCCTGGTGTTGATAGCGTTGAGAAGCTAGTTGACTACCTCTCAAAGAACGGCGCAACTGCAGGCATGAACAAGACCGATATTGCAAACAGCATTGCTCAATGGCTATTTGTCTCTAAGAACAATCCGCAAGCCTCTATTAGCGGATCAGTCCCTATGGAGCTTTATAACCTTGGAATTACCACTGAGATGCTTGACAATCCAATTGGTGGAGCTTCCTCAGGCGGCCTTACAACTGGCGACATCTTGCGATTGCATATTGAGTCTGTGTACATTCCGCAGTCTATTCGAGAAACTGTTGACCCAAATGGAAACCCAACAAGGGCTATTGCATACAAGATGGACCCTAAGACTGGTGAGTTTGCGTTTAACGTTATCCCTAGCGCAAGCGTAAGCAGCTCTGAGTATGTGATGAGCGTCGGAGAAAACGGGAATATCTACTACACTCAGGCTATCCCGTATGCCGCACAGGAGGGAACCAGCGTCCCAATTAAGTTTGTCCCAGTCCCTGGAGGCGGAAACTATGCCGGAGGAAATGACGCCAACGACCTAATCGTTATTGACTTTAGCGGCGGGTATGGCAAGCCAATGGCCTTCACTGCAGCTGACATTGAAAGTTTCACAAGTTGGTACACCACTCAAAATAGCGGAGCAGGTGGAGACTATTCAGGCTTCAGGCTTGAGCCAGACCAGGCAAATCCCGGCAGGATGACTTTCACTGCAGGTGCCGCGCTTCTGTCGGCTATTACCGCACAAAACCCTTGGAGCGGCGGAGCTCTTGCCGACTGGATGAACGCAACTGGGCTTAAAGTCACAGACTTTTATCTGACCAGACACGGCTCAACGATTCTTATCGGAGAAGATTTCGTTGACGAATACCGCAATGAGATCTTCTCATCAGGTCTTCAGGGCACTGACGCTAGAACCGCAGTTATGGACTGGCTTAAGAATACCAAGAAGATCTCTGACCCTGGCGGAAAGATTCTCAATATGATCCTAAACGGCGGCTACCTTGTAGCAGAGAATGGCGATAATGGTCTGACCTGGAAGATCTGGAAGGACGGTCAGCAGTACACAAACAGCACAGACGATACCCAAGATAGGCTTCCACCGGCTCCAGCTGGTACAAAGCCAGATCCAAACGCTGTTGTGTCATCAGACCCATCGTTCGGGTGGGGAGGCAACCCACAGACGCCTAAGCCAGAACCGCTTGGGATTGGCGGGACAGCTGGGGTCCGAGGAACTCAAACTGAAAGGTTTATTCCTACTTCTGACCTCATGGAGCACACGTTTAGGAATCTTACCCCTTCACTTACACCAGTAGCGCCAATTGCTCCTCCTCCAGGTGGAACGGCGCCAATTATTGCGCCTGGGATGAAGCCAGATGGTCCTGAAGTTACTGCTCCAGCAGTATCTCCAGGCACTTCGCCAATCCCTGCAAGCACGCCTAGCATGCGGCCTATGGGCGGATCAGCGCCAGCAGTAAATAGAACCTTTGGAGTCGACAGAACAGCACGTAGGAGTTTGTAATGGCTAGAATCGGCGGAAGCATTGTAGACCCAACGCCACCGTACAATAGCGAAGACCCAAGTAACCGCGGCATTACATCTAGAGAGCTTAACGTAACAGTAACTCCAGAATACGGACTTGACACTGGAAGGCTTCTGGATGTTCCGGGTGAGCTTTCAAGCGGTGGCGATTCCAGCAACCCTATTGACTTTGCTGCGTCGCTGCCATTCCGCGGCATCGGCATGGCGGGGCAGGCCCTTGGCGCTGGCCTAAAGGTCGGCGGAGACATCATTGGCGCAAGCCCGCTTGGCTTTATTGCAAGCCAGAGGCTTGGGGACGGCACAGTTGGCGACATTGTTGGGAATATCGGCAAGGTGTTCCTTGACATTCTTGCGAAGCCAGGAGAAATTGTCCAGGACTTTGGAGCCATGCTCCGCATCAAGACGGCTAACGGCACCCTTCCTCCAGATATCCAGGCAATGGTTGACGGAGGAGCATCTGAAGATGCCATTATCAAGTACATGCGCGAGACCGGTCGGTCTCTTGCAAATGACCGAACGGTTAACCTAGGTCTCTCTCTTCTGCTTGACCCGCTGAACCTGACCCCGTTTGCACTTGGCAAAGCAAACCTGCTAAAGGGAATTGGTAAGCTTGGTACAACTGGAGCTGGTATCGGCCTTGGCGCTGCGCTTGGTCCT